AACTGTTGTATAAAACGCTTCGCAATCCATTGTAAATCCTGTTGCAGCAGGTAAATACGCTTTTTTGTGTCCTGAATCTTTGTTAGTTGTTTCAAAAGTATCTAGTGTAAAAGCCACTGAACAACTTGTTGAAGCACCCAATAAAGTAGGGCCACCACCACCAGTTGTGTCTATTGATAGAACTAAGCTAGTTCCATTAAAAATTCCTGTTGTTGCCATTTTTTTTTGTTTTTATTAATTAATTAATCTTCTAAATTTATTTCTTCAACTTTTGGTTTTTGTTTATTTTTTGGCTTTTCTTTTTTCGTTTTTGCTAATCCCTGTTCATCTTCAATCCAACCTTTATTTAAATAATTTATATAGCCTTGTTTATTTATAGGGCCATATTTATCACCTTTTTTTCTGTTGGTGTTAGGTATGTCTTGGATGAATGTTACTATATATTTTTTCATAATTCATGTTTATTTAGTAAATAATCTTTTATTCTGTTATATTGACCACCGCCAAAAGTTAATTTTTTATTGAATATTATAGTTTCATATAATCTTAATGAACTATCAGTTCCACTTGAGCCAATCCCTAATCTTTGAAATTTAAAATTTCCACCCCCTGTTTCACTATAAGAATTATACAAATTTTTATTAAAATAAGTTGCATCATTAGGATCAATAATTTCAAATTCACCTGTTTCATCACTTGAATTTCCCCAAGAAATAGCTAAATAAGTTTTATTTTCAAAAGTAGGTGTATTTGTTGAAGCTAATAAATTTACCGCAGTTTCATTTAAAGTTATAGTTACATAAGTTTTTGATAGTGATGTCCTTCTAAACCAAATTTTATTTTCGTTTGATGATCCTTCACTTGTTAAATATAAATTAAAATCAGTTGCGGTAACATCTTCCTGAAATACAAAAAAGAAGGTGCAACCACTTGTAAATTCAATAGCAGAAGATGAACTTATATATGAACCACCCCCATCACCTTGTTGAAATTTTAAATATTTTGCACTACTATAATAAGGGCCATTTGGACTTTCTGTCAAGTTTAATGTTGTTGCCCCACTTCCATCATAGAATAATGCTATTTCTTCACCATCACTAGGGGCAATTGGAGGATTTTGAGTTTCGCTTGTACTCATTAATCCTGTTATATCAACAGGAAACCAACCATACGCACCCATTGATGAAGGATTGTTTAAAAACCGAACATCAAATTCAATATACTTTTCAAACACTCTTAGTTTTTCATCAAACAAATCAAAACTATTATCAAAAAATATTTCTTGAATCCAATAACCTTCAACAATAGAACACCCCCCAGTATCTGGTGTTCCTGATAGGCCTGTTTCAGGGTTTGAATAATCACTAGCATCTTTATATTTTTCTAAAGTGGCAATCACAATATCTGATACATTTTGAACGTCTGCATAAGTTTTTCCATGAACACCAATGACAATATGTGCTTCCGTTTTTTGATGCCTTCTGTCTTTTACATAAATAGGATCTTGAGAATTTATTTCATACATCAAGGCAGGATAATCAACATTCTGAGGAATCACCGAAGGGAATATTCGTGTTGATGTTTCTGCAATCAAATCAGTTTCGTTAGATAATATTTTATATATCGCTTTTGCTAAACTCATTACCAATTTTTTTCTAATACATCTCTAATTAATTTGTCCACAATTCTTTCTACTGCTATATTCTTAGTTGAATTGAATGCAGGTGTTAAAAAATCATTTGGGGCGGTTTTACCTCCACCTCTTTTTTTATGTCCTCTTATAACCCATCCAACATAATATCCATCATTTTTTATATATTTTTTTTGTCCTTTTTTTCTACGCCCCCCTCTTTTTGTAACTCTCGCCCCAACTGTTACTGATGCAGCACCAATTCCACCTTTCCCCCCTTTTCCTGTTATTGTTCCAATAGATGATTTTAAATTTCCTGTTCTAACAGGAGTACCCATTTTCATTGCTTGACGTGTTGGGATCGCCCCATATCTTAACGCTTTCAATAATGTTCTTCTTTTTTTAGAATCATCAGAAGTTTTTTTCATAACTCTTTTGACTTCTTCTAAACCTTCAATATCAATTGCACCACCTATTGCTGCCCCTCCGTATTTATTTGATGTATATTTTGCCATATTAATCTAATCTTCCATCATCTTTAAATGAACAATTAAAAACAATTCCCTTTCCCCTTCCATTATATTCTGTGCTTTCTAATTCCCAGTATTTACTTAAATAATTAACTTGAAATTTCCTTTGTGGTGAAACAGTTGCAGAATCTAATTGTAAATCAGAATCCCATCTAACTAAAAAAGAAACTTTCAACGTTCCTGTAACAGTATCATCTTCAACTTTTTCTGTTCCTTTATGTGGAACTATTTTCGCCCAAACACTTTTTAAACTTGACCTACTATTTGAATAACCACCATAAGAATCCTGCGTTCTTGTTAATTCATAGATAGTTATATAAGTATCTAGTTCCCCTGCTTTTAATAAACCCTCTTTCATTAATATTCAACAATTCTATAAGGTTCTAATAAATATTCAACCACTGTTGGCATTCTTTTTACTGTGTCCTCTCTTTTTTCATACAAACTACCAATAAGTAATAAAACCGCTTGTTTAATTGGTTCAGGAACATCAGATGCACTTGATCCATAACCATTAACAAAAGTTATTTTAATTGCATCTCCTCTGCTATAAATACTTGGAAAATCTTTTCCATCCACTAATTCAACAAAACCTTTTTGATTTTCAGGTTTTATTAAACTGTAATTTGTGTCTGCCCAAGTTGTTAAAGAATTATCAGAATCATAATATTTAATATGACTAACTGAACTTACTGGTGCTTTTGGCAAAACAATTTGTGCCAAACCTGTGTATGGCGAATAATAACCTCCAACAGGGTATGTATAAGATTTTAACAAATTAGATGTTGTTCCTAAAGTTGCGTTTGAAACAAACACATCATTCCACGCTTCCATAGTCATTTCATACGTTGATTCAGTAAATGAACCACCACAATATTTTTCTGCGTAATATTGTGCAACTTTTATAAGGGTTGCTATATAAGTATCTTCAGCCGAATGCGTAACTCTTAAATGTGTTTTTGCTTCTGCGGTTGTTAAAATTTCAGTACCTGTTGTTGTTTTGGTTAATCTTGCCATTGTTCTTTTTGAATTAAAAATAAAAAGGAAGGGCAAAAAACCCTTCCCCCTTATTTAAATAAAATAATACTAATTATTATGCTTCAGATAATTGAACAAATGCAGTATCATTTTGAACCGCATTTCCATCAACAAGTGAAGTAACAACCATTCTTGCTTCTCCTGTTCCTGCGTTTGTATATGGGTCAAATAAAATATCTAAACCTCCAAACTGTGCAATATGACATTTTGAGAAATCACCAAATAAAACGTGTGCTTTATCAGCAGTTCCATCAGATGCCACATTTCCTGAAACAAATGAATAATATCCGTTTACAGTTTTATCTGTGTTATCATATAAAGGTGAAACAGATGCAACTTGTGCAGCAGTTTTCGCAGCACCATAAGCATCAGAATCCATTAAATAAGCCATTCTCGCACCTTGTAATTGAATACCATTTGCAATTAATGTTTGTTCCATTTCAACAGCAGTTGAAGCACTAAAAGCACCAGTTGGGCCTGTTGCAGCATCTGCAAAGATTGATTCAGGGCCATTTGAAACATCCCCATCACTTTGTAATAAAGCACTTTCCAAAGTCGCTGCAATATTAGCAGCCATGTTTCTTCTTAAAGCACCTTCAAGACCTGCATTCTGTGCCATAGCTTCTGCAGATACATTAACAATTGAAATTAATTTTTTCGGTGATAATGTAATTGAACTTGCAGTTCCATTTGCAGCAGGGGCAGAACCACCTGTTTCAGCAACGAATCCAGAATTAATACTAGAAAATACAGGGAATTTCATGTTGTTAACCCCACCATAAAAATTAGCACCTGCACTTGCAAGAACTAAATTATTTTCTAGTTGGTCTGTCCATGACATTACTTCTGTTGCATTTCCTGCCGAAGTAGCAACCGCTGCTCTAGTTGTTAAAACTGATGAAGGAATTGCAATCCCTTTAAATGATTGTCCTGTGTATATAGATTGGTTTCTAGCTTCCTGATCCATTTCTTTTACAAGTCCTTCCAATCTTCCTGTGTACGCTTGTTTCATAGCTTCTTGAAAAGAGTAATCTCTTATTTCCTTTGGCGTTTCTTTTGAAACTGTGCTAGAAGATTTAGATGCAATACTTGCATTTAATTTTTCCATTTTTTCTGACCTTTCAATTTTTTTGTCTAGGTCTTTAATTGTAGAATCAAACGCATCAAATTCGTTTGTTTCTTCGTCTGTTAAATCACGCTTTTCATCTTTAGCCTGACTTACTAAAGCCTCCATATTTTCTATAATGGTTGCTCTTTCTTGTTTAAATTTTAAACTATCCATTTTTGTTGTTGTTTTTAATTATTTTTAACTTTAATTCCATCAGGTTACGTTTGTGTAAATCCTGTTCTATTTTTTGGTTTTCGTGTTTTTCTTTTTGTAAATTTAAATTTCTTTGTGCTACTCTTGAAACTTGTGCAGATGCTTCAGGGTACGCAGGTATT